CCTCAAGGGAATGGTTGGTCTAATGAAGACTGATTATGAACTTGAGGATTTGTCTCATGAGGAGTGTACTTGCGCCCATGGAGGTGCAGGTGGGGATAACCAGAATGAACCCCCCGGATCTGATTCATATTGACAACATACATACTACACGTTATAATTGATCTTGAAGGTTAATTCATCTTATGGCTAAAGGATTTACAGTTAAAGCAAATGCGCCCAAGAAGAAAAAAGAAGCAGAGTGGGACATTGCTGCAATCAAAGAACGCATGAAAGGTAAGACGATTGTTTTCTGTCTTCCTGGACGTGGATGTTCATATACATTTCTGAAGAACTTTGTTCAACTCTGCTTTGACATGGTACAGAGTGGTCTGAGTATTCAGATTAGTCAAGACTATTCATCAATGGTTAACTTTGCCCGCTGTAAGGTTCTTGGTGCAAATGTTCTCCGTGGTCCTCAGCAAACTCCTTGGGATGGTCGTCTTGAGTATGACTATCAACTGTGGATTGATAATGACATTGTTTTCAACACTGAGAAGTTTTGGCAACTGTGTGACATGGCAATCCCTGCAGAAGGTGAAGAGAAAGAAATCGTTGCAGGTTGGTATGCTACTGAGGATGGTCACACAACCTCTGTCGCACACTGGTTGGAGGAAGATGATTTCCGTAAGAATGGCGGAGTCATGAATCACGAGAATGTAGAATCCATTAGTAAGCGTCGTAAGCCCTTCACCGTGGATTATACAGGTTTTGGATGGGTACTCATCAAGAAGGGTGTCTTTGAGAATCTGGAATATCCTTGGTTTGCTCCTAAGATGCAAGTCTTTGAGTCTGGCAATGTTCAGGACATGTGCGGTGAGGATGTCTCATTCTGTCTTGATGCTAAGGAAGCAGGTTATGAAATCTGGTGCGATCCTCGGATTCGCGTCGGTCACGAAAAAACTCGCGTTATTTGAGGTACTGAACAATGATGATGAAAGGCGGCACTTATGTCAAGAGTTCTCCGAAAAAAACTCGCCAAGGACGCTCGCAGTATACTCTACTATCCGCGACTTCTCGTAATAAGAAAAAGAAGCGTTATCGGGGACAGGGTAAATAAGTAAAGCAATGTTAACTTATCATGGCAGCACTTATTTGTAACCTCCCCTCGGTGGAGGTCTGGGTACGTAAAGAATATCTTACGGATCATCAAAGCGGTCATGGTGAATTTGTCAAAGGCGTCTGGGTATCGGCAAAGTCGATTCCTGGGCGCACTTTTTATTTTGAGACATACTTACCAGAGTATGCCGCAATGTATGACAAGTTACCCATCAGCGCGTTTGTCTCGGCTCCAGAGACACCAAACCCCGATATGGACCTACCAAATTTACAGTTTTGGAACTGTATGGACTATGGGGTGGTCTCTGTAACGAAACAGTTCATTGGTTCTATGGACTATGAACTATATACAAGAGACTATGGGATTCAGAAAGGCACATATATTTGCACTTTAGACAATTATCATCAGGATCCTGAGGTAGTTGACTATGCAACAAGTGAAAATCCAGCTGAACACAAGTCTCATAACCTGATTGAGTTGGAAAATGGTCAATATGCACTCTATCCAAACAATAGAATGCGTATCTATGACAATAGTTTGACTCCTGTCGAACCAAAAATGCCAGATTTTAAGGTTTCGACTCAATATTATCAAGTTGAAAACGGTTTTGAACGTCTTGGTATGGGTCGTGAAGACGAATATTTCTGGAAAACCGCAAAAGAACGCGAAAATTCACCCGAAAAAGAGGAAAATGACTCCGAATAACGATTTTTTAGACAATTTGGGCGCTGATCAGCATCAAAAAATGCTAAGAGAGATCTCTAACGACAAAATTACTCCAAAAAAGACTGATAAAATCAAAGAGAGTGAACTTTTTGACCCTGAGGGCGATCCAGAACCACTTTTTGGTTGATAAATAATACATAATTGCCGTATTGTTGTGCCTTTAGAGAGGGTAAGTCAAGGTTTTAAGGACGTTAGTATGTCCTTTAAGTCAAATCCACTAACTAACGACTTAATTGCACTCAAAAATGAGAATGCAATTGCTCGTTCAGTTAGAAATATCGTATTTACCCTCCCTGGAGAGAAGTTTTTTAATGAAAACTTTGGATCAAGAATCTCCAAACTGCTATTTGATAATGTTGATGATCTGACAGCATCATCAATTAAGGATGAGATAGAAAGATCAATCAGAAATAATGAGCCGCGAGTAAGATTGAGATCTGTCAAGACTCTTCCTAATTTTGAGAATAATGAGTTTGATGTAACAATCACATATGACATCATTGGTGCAGATGTGCCTGCACAGCAATTAGAATTCGTGTTGCAACCCACAAGGTAAAATGCCATTAGTCAATTTCTCTAACCTGGACTTTGAACAGGTTAAAACATCCCTAAAAGAGTATCTAAGGTCAAACTCTAACTTTACTGACTATGATTTTGAAGGGTCTAACCTTTCAACGATTGTTGATGTTTTGGCATACAACACTTATATTACCTCATACAACGCAAATATGGTTGCGAATGAGGTTTTTATCGATAGTGCGACTCTGAGAGAGAATATTGTTGCACTTGCGCGAAATATCGGATATGTTCCCAGATCAAGAAAGGCAGCATTAGCAACAATTAGTTTTTTTGTTGATACAACTTCAATTACACCGACTCCAGCAACGCTTACACTGAAAAAAGGTGTTGTTGCAGCATCTTCTGGAACGTTTGCTAATCAATCTTTCGTATTTTCCATTTTAGAAGATGTAACAGTTCCAGTTTTTGATGGAATTGCATCTTTTGATGATCTTGAGATTCATGAGGGCGTTCTTTTAGAGTCTAACTTCACGTATTCTTCTACAAACCTTAATCAGAGATTCCTTTTACCAAATGCTGGTATCGATACTGACTTAATTAGAGTTACAGTCAAAAATAATCAGTTTGCAACTGCCGCGGCCAAGTATAGTTTACAAGATAGTCTTTTTGAGATTGATTCTGACTCAAAAGTCTATTATATCCAAGAAATTGAAGATGAAAGATATGAACTCATCTTTGGAGACGGAGTTTTTGGAAAAGCACTTGAAGAAGGTAATTATATAACCGCAAATTACATCGTTAGTAATGGTGATGCTGCAAATGGCATTAGTCAGTTTAATTTTTCAGGCAGACTAACTTACACCAGGAACAGCACTGAGTATAACGTCACCTCTGGGGTGTCTCTGGTGACCCCTGGGGTGGTTTCAGCAGGTGGAGAGAACATTGAGACCGTAGAGTCAATTAAAAAGTTTGCTCCAAGGATTTACGCGACTCAGAATAGAGCACTGACGGCAAATGACTATGAAACTCTGATTCCATCGAAGATTTATCCAGAAACAGAGTCCATCTCCGTATTTGGTGGTGAAGAGTTAGCTCCTCCACAATATGGAAAGGTCTTTATCAGCATTAAACCAAAATTTGGTGATTATCTACCAAACTTGATCAAAGAAAATATTAAACTCAAACTTAAGAAGTATTCTGTTGCAGGTATTGTACCAGAAATACTTGATCTTAAGTATCTCTATATCGAAAGTAATACAAAAGTCTACTACAACACTAACTTAGCACCATCTTCCGAATTTGTATCTACTTTGGTACAAAATAATGTCACAAAGTACTCCGAATCAACTGAGTTAAATAAGTATGGGGCGAGATTCAAATACAGTAAATTCTTGAAAGTAATTGATGATAGTCACGAATCAATCACATCGAATATTACAACTATTCAGATGCGACGTGACTTGAGAGTAACCCTAAATGCCTTAGTCGAGTATGCTATCGGTTTTGGTAATTCATTCTATATTAAACGGATGAGTGGATACAATATTAAAACCTCTGCTTTCAGAGTTGAAGGTATCAATACAGACGTTTATATTTCTGATCTTCCAAACACCGATAGAGAAACTGGAGAATTATTCTTATTCTCTGTTCCATCTATAAATTCAACAAATCCCACTATTGTTAGAAGAAATGTTGGAACAATTGATTATAAGAGAGGCGTATTGACTTTAAATCCCATAAATGTTTTATCGGGTAAAACAAAGGATGGTCAGACAATCATTGAGATATCTGGATCTCCTGTTTCTAATGACGTAATTGGGTTGCAAGACCTTTACTTACAATTAGAAATCTCAGATAGCACTTTTGAAACAGTTGTAGATGAAATTTCATCTGGTTTAGATCCATCGGCATCAAATTATGTTGTTTCTTCAAGTTATGCAAATGGAGTTTTAGTGAGACCTGGTGGAAGAGGTAGTGTTCCCGTAGCACCTGCTGCGACCGCTACAACCACCCCTACAGGTAGAACTGTACCACTTGCAACCGTTGCTGATGGAACAGCAACAACTACAACCACATCTACATCACCTACAACTACAACATCTACTCCATCATCTGGCGGAAGCTCAGGCGGCGGTTCATACGGTTACTAATAGTATCATAAAATGGCAGAAAAGAGAGTTCAGTTTAACAACGTAGTACAGAATCAGCTCCCCTCTTACGTTAGAGAGGAGTTTCCTCTTATTTCTGAATTTTTAAAACAATATTATTTGGCACAAGAATTTCAGGGTGCCCCTGTTGATTTAATTCAGAATATTGATCGTTATATTAAACTTGACGAGACAACTAATCTTTCAGATTCTGTCACATTGTTGTCAGACATAGATTTTATTGATACAACTGTAAAAGTTGATCTTGGAGTTAATCCCACTGGAACTAAAGGATTTCCAGACTCATATGGTCTGATTCAGATCAATGATGAAATTATTACATATACATCAAAAACAAATTCTCAGTTCGACGGATGTATTAGAGGATTTGTTGGAATTACTTCGTATAGGGCAGATATAAATCCAGAGAATTTAGTTTTTGGAACTTCTACTGCTAATGAGCATAAGAGTGGTTCTACAATTAAAAACCTAAGTAATCTTTTCTTAAAAGAATTTTTAGCAAAAACAAAACGTCAGTTTCTTCCTCTTCTGGATGAAAGACCTCTTGCAAGCGAGTTAAATCAAAACCTTTTCATTAAGCAATCAAAAGATTTCTATCTGAGTAGAGGAACCGATAGATCTTTTGAGATCTTATTCCAAGCATTATACAACGAAAGAGTAACAGTTGTAAAACCAAGAGAATTTCTCTTTACACCATCTAACTCTGATTATAGAGTTACTAATGATTTGGTTGTTGAGGCAGTAACTGGAGATCCTTTAGATCTTGATCAGGCAACTCTTAATCAAGAACCATATATTCCTGGAGACATCGCAAGAGCATATGCACCAGTTACTTCTGTAGAAAAACTTCAGGTCGGAACGGCTAAGAGTTTCTATAAGTTAAGTCTTGATGGTGGATATGATAGGGATGTTGAAGTTCAAGGTGCTATCCGTGGATCTTTCTCTGTTCATCCAAAAACAAAACTGATCGGACAAGTTAGTTCTGGTGCCACTATTCTGAACGTTGATTCTACCGTTGGATTTGGAACTACAGGTGAACTGGCAGTTGTGTACAATGATACAACAACTGGTTTTGTTTCCTATACATCTAAGAC